GCAAGGGTACGAACAGCATCAGTACAGTTATATATCCAGTATTTATCCTCACCTTCCCCTTTCGGGCCTGTTGTCCAGTTGGTGCGGTCATCTTTCCAGTAGAGGTGGTCATCCAAGTACATGCTGGAAAGGAACGCTAGGTTCTTTGGCAAGTTGGAGAAGCAAGAATGCTGGAGAATCATGGTGTCGATTACGGAGGGGCAGAGGAAATGCCAGTGGCGGTAGATGTACTGTGCATCGTAGTTCCAATTCTGCCCTATGACAGTTGTTATGGAGAGAAGCTTGCACATTAGCTGCACGAGTTCGGCTTCTTCTTCCAGAGTCCAATAGCCTTCAGCAGAGTGCTGACACATTAGTGGGATGCAGATGGAATCAGTGGGAGTCCATGCGAAGGCGATACAGGCGATGTGACCTGCGCGGGTTTCAATATCCACCCCTATCTTCAACGAATCGCCTGTTGCGCGTGAGGCAAGAAGGGCTTTGTCAATGAGGAAGTTCAGGGTCTCCAGTGCTTTCCCATAACTAGGGCGAGTTACGAAAGAGTAATTCGGCCGAGAAATTACAGGTGTTTTACTTTCCCTGACAACCCGTTTCAGATCATGTACAATCAATGGGCGCTGTGACCACTGTTTCTGTACCACGGTTGGGGACAGCGTTGGGATGATTTTTAACCCAGGGATCAAGGTGGACTCCATGATGCTGCTGCGCCAGTTAGTCACCCCCCATTCACCTGTAAGGGCCCAAAGAGCGAGATTCCCCATAGCACATACCACATTGGGCTTTAGGCGGAGGATATCCAATCGGAGCTGCTCAATACCGGCGACAACAGAGGGGAGGACGTGCTTGCCTTGGAACAGAATGTGCTTGGGAGTTATGTCCATCTTGCGTCCAGCTATCAATCCCTCAACACGACCGCCTGGGGCACGGTCTGGGTGAGTAAGCCCCATAGAAACCCTTGCGCGAGATAGCCCAACTTCCCCCAGCATCTTGTCAAGCTCGATCTGGCGGGAGAAAGGTGTGTTAGAGACTATATCCATCTCAGAGGCAAAGTCTCCGACAAGAAGGATACTGGAATTTGGTACGAAGTGAGTAGGGATCATTTTGAAGTCTCTTCCGCAATTAGAATTTCCCGGTAATGCTGAGCTTTTTTCAAGTCCTCAACCCCATTTTTCAGCTTATAGCGAACTATATACTTAATAATGTTACCCACCAAATAACTTAAGCCATTCCGATGGATGAACTCAATTGGCTGTATCGGAAAGTCTTTATAGTGGTTACCACCAACTTGTGTTTTTAGTTGATCAGTCATTATTTCCCCTGAAGCATTGCTTGAAGTTCATTTGTCAGGCCATCACTTGCTGCAGCACTATCCAGTTGCTGAATTCTTTTGTAGCACAGTGCAAAGTATTCTGGGTTCATTTCAATTCCGGTAGCTTTAACTTTAAAGTTATGGGCAGCAGGGAATATAGTTCCACTGCCAGCAAAACTATCAAGCACGCTATCGCCAGGCCTAACGCTACGTCGCAAGAGGTCTTCAAAAAGTGCCACCGGTTTTTGCGCGCCGTGCAGAAGACCAGCATCGGCAACAGTGCTGATAACATCAGGGTAAATTGCTGTAGTCTTTTTATGACCTTTGATTGCATACAGGATTGTTTCATATTGGCGTCGAGGGCCTTCATCAGGGAGTGGGACACGACCGGAGCCTGGTTTAGTGCAGATAAATGGGGTGCGGAAAACATACCAACCAGCATCCTGCATCATCTTCTTGAGTTCATGGAAGTTATCCAAGTCACAAAACACATAGGCATGGGCTTCTCGTTTTGCGACTGCGTAGGCGAGAGCGCACCATTGCCCCATCAGGGATTTCCAACTGACGTAATCATCCTTGTAGTGGTGTTCGTTATTGGCAAGTCGGCCACCGCCACCATCACCGAACTGATCTGCCCCCATACCATAAGGGGGGTCGGTAAGGATTACATCAAACTGCTCTGGGGAGGTGGTAGCCATCCATAGCAAGCAGTTTGTATTGAGAGCTTGATGGGCGGACTGGGTAAAGGTCTTCCCAACGGTAGCTGCTAGTTCAATATTTTTAGCTGTGTTTTCGTGTCTTTTGAGGATTTTGAAGGCTTCTTCCGTACTCTTAGCCTTCATTACTTCAGGATTGTGGAGGTGTTGTGCGACAATAATGTCTTTCCTGACCGCTTCATGGTAGGAGCCATCAGAACGACCTTTGGCTTCCATTGCGGTGTCAGCGATGGTATGGATACGACCTTCGGACTGGGCTTGTCGGCTACGAAGTGAGTGGAGTTTGGACATGGCGGCAGCGTTTTCTTGCCATGTTAAATCCTTTCGTTGCAGGTTCTCTTCCAGCTCAGCTTCCTCTGCTTCAAGTGGCGTGAGCTGTCCGAGAGTAACATACGGGATATGGTCTTTGGGAACCATCTGGTTGTTATACTTCAGAGCACCTGTGAGCATCCAGATATCTCGCACTGTTCGATAGCGGCGTTCTCCAGCAACTAGGACTAGACCTTCAGGGGATTCCCTCACGACGATGGCGTGGAGCAAGCCTTTGGCTTCAATCGTACTGCGTAAAGATTCCATAGCTTCTGCATCGAAATCTTTACGCTGCCTGTCGCCAGTGATAAGGATAGAATCAATGTGAATAGTTTGCATTTTCTGGGCTTTCTGTTAGTGATTGGGAGGGCGAAAACCTACCGCCACGGCGATATTGTGGGTAGGGGTAGGGTAGAGTATAGGGGGGATAGCGAGAGCCGCCACGGAGGTGCGGGACTGGGGTAGAGCGGATACCTGTTATAGCATGGGTACTGGAATGGGTACTGGTAGAGGCAATCATAGCTTCAGCTCGGTCAAATGACGTTCGGGCAAGAGAAAAAAGGTCAGAGCGATGTGTTGCTCTGACCTTCGTGGTGCGTAGTACAGGTTACAAGGCAGGGAGCAAATTACAACTTGGCAACGTTCTTGATCTCAGCAAAAACATCATCATCAGTTGGGCGGTGGGTCACAGCGACTTTAGCAAACAGTCCTGGGAGCATTGTGAAACTGAATGGCTCATGGGCTGAGTTCTTCCCTACTGCTTCCCGTAAGCGGCCAAGGTTGATATTTTTCCCTTTGGACATATCTAACTTCCCTTCGGGAGTTAAATCCAGCATAATCCCTTGGCGAACTTTAATTGTGTCACGACCTAAGAGTTGTTTAACATCTTGATCTTCAATTACCCATACAACATCCAAAGCCAAACCGGATTTGGTTCCGTCTTTTGTCTGCCATGAGCGGGCATCAACTGTGTCAATAAAAGCTTGGTATTCACCAATAGGTACTGGGATTAATTTAGTATCGAGTGCGCCGGAAACTGATGCATCTAAAAATGATTGTGCGTCGAAGGACATGGTAAAACTCCTGAAAAGGCTGAAGACCGAAGGTTAAAGGAAAGTATAAAATGTATGGCTGAGGGCTGTAGTCAAGTTGTAGAGTGTTAGTAATGACGAAAGCTTCTGAGGACTGAGATTAAACCGCTAGTCCCCGACGCGGTGAGATTGTATAGTTACATGGGCGGTAGCAGTATGCAACAGATTTTTATTCAGTTATTGGTTTTGGTTGGTCGGGTAACTCCGCCGAATTACGGACGGGTAATTCGGCGGAGTTACTCTCAGTGGCAATTGCCCTGCACCTCCTTCATGCTATACCCCCACGTGATTTCCACTTACTAATAATCTTCCCAAAGTCCGCCGCCAGTCCTTGTGCAATAGGAAGATTCCGTGTCTTCACATCTGCCATCGTACTCCCCGTATCCCAACTGAACTTTGTACCTTCCCGCACAGTCAAGATAACATCAGAAAACATTGGGTTAAGCTTCGGGGCAAGGGCTTTCCCTAGTGCACTCACCATGATCTTCACGCCACCTAAGACCGCGTCAGTCTCCCGTTCCACATGAGCTATTAGCACGAAGTGACAGCGACAATTATCTGTCCACATACGGATGATCTTTTCTACTTGATCCTGAGCAATCCCCCAATCCATCTGAGATCGGACTGGCTTACCACCAACCACTAGGGACATTGCTGCTCTGGACAGCCCCGCCAGTCCATCCACGACAAAGGCTCGGTCTGGCCCCCAAGTGTCAACACAACCAAACTTCTGCCCTGTGCGATCATCTGGGAAATCATTCACGGCCATTATGAGCTTCAGAAACTGGTTGTGGTTACTCCTTTTTGGGTCAGCCATTTTCGCCAGAGACTCTAGGTTCATCGTGTTGACCTTTGTGGCACTCTCCAAGAAGTCAGCGAAACTTGCTTTTGGGGCTTCGAGAACGTGCCAATGCAGGTTAGCTGGAACGGGCTTCCCCTTGTCTGTCCAGTACCCAAGGAGGGATTCAAGGCCTGGCTCCAGTCCCATGTAAAAGGTCTCGATCCCAGCATCCACTAAAGTCCCAATGGCTGTGGTTTTACCTGTGCCAGCTGGCCCCATTAGGAGGACATTCGTTCCTGGGAGGGCGCTAGTGGGGGCCGAAACGGCTGCTGCGGCCAATTCTACTGTGTTAGTCATAATATCATTCCTTTTGATTCTGCAAAGTCCATATGGACTGAAAATTCCCTGCGAATAGCGTCCTCCGGCAGGGAGTCATTGAAAGATTTGTCCCACGTCAGGAAGAGGGAGCCTGGGACTCCGCACCCGTAGTGAGCTGGATGTTTTCGGCAGCTCAAAGTCCACACCATTGTGAGCTGTGAGGAGCCGTTGATTTCCACTGGACAACGTGCCCAAACCTCAGCACAGTAAGGGCAAAAGAAAGCAGAGCCAAGTGGAGGAGAAAGAGTATCATGTACCCTGATAAGCTTTCTCTCTGTTGCCCCGAGATAGCGACCTTCTGCAAAATAGTGCTGAGTGATTGTCATAATGGCTGCTGGTTATTTGTGGGTTCTTGCCGCGACCATTACCGCGAGTTCGTCATCAGCTCCTGATAGGTCCCCTAGATTTCCTACAGTGGTAATGGTGGGCGAAGGTGGGAGAGCGATACTGCGAACGTGCCCCCAAGAAGCTTCGTAATCCGCCACTGACATTTCTTTGTGCAGCAGAGGATCCCAGACTTTCTGTGTGAAGAAAGTTGGCAGCCATGTTTCAGGGTTAGATGATTTGCATACCTTTACAAAGCTGCAATTACCGTAACTGTTACAAGCCCCATCCAGGTCGTAGTCCCAATACCCTTCTTCCCAGCACTTAATCATAGCACTGATATCACGGAGAGTTTGCTGCTCCCATCGGTCGATTTCATACTGCGTCCGATAGGTAGGCACTTCCATCGTGTCATACTTAGTCTTTAGGATACTGACCCCACGGATGATTGTACCATCTGCCTTAATCCCTTGCTTCTGCAGTGCCCATTCATAGCCAGTAAATTGTGACCGCATTTCCCACTGAGCCCCCCAACTCTGCCCTAAGCTGGTCGTGGTCTTTTCGTCATAGATATACACTCCCCCAGCGCGGTTGGCGATCATGTCAGAGCGCCCTGTGTAGAGGATTGGGTCACCTGTGACTGGATGGGCAATTGCTAGGGGCTCAGCAAAAGAGAACTCAATCCCCCGACGACCACTTGGGAGGGTGATCGGGTCGGCTCCGTCAGCTCCGAGTGGGTAGTTATGGAAGTAGAACTCCAGCGCACCACACATCCGTTCAAGAGACTTTGCGCTTTCTGGTGGGCACTCAAAAGAGCCGTAGTGCTTGATAAGGGCGGAGAGGCCAGCAGCTTCCGCGTCTTCTGCGCTGTGGGCGAGGACGTAGAAGGCATTACGAGCTGCTTCAATGCCGGACGCAAAGGCTCCACCAGCTACAAGATGGACAGATTGTGCTTGAGGTTTCCAGTGCTCCACATACTGGCGAAAGGCTTTTTGTCGGCAGCTGCGAAATGTGGATAGAATGGTACTGTCGATTGTGTGTGGGAACATTGGGCGGGCTTGGGCTTGGGATTGTGAGAGCGTCATTTGGCGCTTTCTATAGCGGGGGCAGGAGCAAATATGTCACCTTCTCGCAGTAGGAGATTCTTATCGTCTGGGTGAGGGGCGGGGTCCGTAGGGATTGCTGTAATCGAGAATAACACTTCCGCTTTCGCTGCGGCCATTGCAAGTTCAAACCAGCAAGCAACAGTATTAATGGAAACTTCTGACAGGGTATGGTAATCGCAAAAGGCCTCAGCCCATAGACGGGGGTTTGTGGTACTGGGGATGGCAAGGGTATGTGGTTTCATTCTATAACTCCTTCAAGTGACTGTGTCACGTTAGCTAATAACAATTGTTGCCAGCTTCTGCTGGTGGTAGTGGTGGGGATGGGGATGGGGGGATAGGCAGCGATTATAACCCTACCAATTCATCCAGCAAACTATTCCCATCAACAGGGACTTTCTTTGCAGCTGTAGCTGCTTTCTTCCCTCGACTAGTGGCACTGACTTCACTCGCACCAACTCGTTCTTTGCGGATAGCTGCAATGGCTGCGCGATAGTCGTCAATAGTCATAGTGCCTTCTTTTGACTTCATACGCCAGATCTGGATATTATTCACAATTACGTCACTCATGGTAAGGTTCCTATAGTGTATGGGGCGTTTCTACGGCGAGTTACTAATTTGTAACTCGCCTCAATTATAACCCCACGTGATGGCAGTATTCAACACCTATGTAGCAGTATTGAGGGAGGTTCGATGTAGTTGTCATTACTAGCTCCTTTAGTCTTGCAAAATGCTGGATTGTAGTAACCTCACCTGACGGGACATACGGTCGTCGCACGACGTAGGGAACACCAGCTCTATCCGCCAGCTTCAATATCTCTTGATTGGTCATTTTGTCTTCCTCAATTGTTCATTGCAATCTGCGACGACCGCTTTAGCGACAGCCATTAGTGACGCACGTGTACCATCGTCAATGCGAACCTTTAATTTTGGCAGATCCTCAATTGCCCTAGCTGCTGCTGCGTCAGCTATGGCTCTGCAAGTGGCGGTACGGTCTCCCGATTCATCCCATATAGCTATCAACTCGTCGTCTGTGAGTGGCGATGTTACTGTTGGCGCTGTATTGGCAAAGCGGAATTCCCAATCCTCTGACGCGTTAACTACAGTATCAAGGCTAATTTCAACCCATCTACCATGTGCTGTGTACCTACCGTCAATCTTACGGCTGGTGTCTTTTATTGCCTCCGCAATAATGGCAGCGTGTAGGTGGGTATTGTTTGGTGTACTCATTTTAATTTCCTCAGTTGGCCGTTCTGTCAGTGTTTCTTCCCAATTTGGTTCACTCACGCTTGTTGCATGGTATCCGAGTGATTTATAGTCCCCGCCAGAATCCCATAGTGAATTTTGTGGGGACGGAAGGTCTACATATAGGTACACCTTCCCACCAGAATCCATCGCAGCGTACTTGAAGCGGCTTTCCACTTTCGCCCAATCAATATCTAGTTTCATGGTTGCCCCCCCCAAATGCTATGATACGATTCTCAAGAATGTCTAGGTATTGCCACATAATAGCGCTCTGCTTACTCAGTAGATTCTGTTCAGATTTATGGAGGAAACTAAATGCAGGGTTAAATAGGATAAGGTGGGCAAGCGCATCGCATTTAATACGAAGTTCGTCTCTTTCAGCCACTACTCGTTGTCGATATGAGTAGACTTTTGTATTGTTCATTTTATATCCCTTGCTTATAAATAATAATTCTCTTGCAGCGGTTATCCTCGCTGCGCAGATTTTGGTAGAAGTTTGCGACCCAAGACATAGTCAGGGCGGCGTTGAGGTTGTGGGCATATCGCAAGGATTCTCCATCCCTTAGATAAGGCCTCTTGAAGTTCGTCTGTGCAACAATCCTCTTTGAGCATTGTGTCATCTATGCCCATAAGGTTTGTGCTTGGCTGCTCCTGTTGACACTTAGTGTTGAACAACTTCTCCACAGCTTCAGCGGAACTACGCACAGATGCTTCAATAATGGAACTGATATCTATCCCTGACTTGCCGTTATAGACAGGCTTGATGTATTCTCTAGGACTGACGTATGTTCCGCAGTAACCCTCATTAAGTAATTCAATAGCTTGCTCAGCATTGCAAAAAGCAACACCCAAAACTTCAGATTCTTCAATGCCTAGCCGTTTCAGCAAGTCAACCTGCTTCTGCCGATCTGCGGCTTTGTTCTCCCCATAGAGGTAGTCAGGTTTCACTGAGTAGAGTTTCATACTTCCCCCCCCCTTAAGCAGACAAATACAGACGGGTAGTCGGGCGACTGCACGCGACATACAAACATTGAAAAGCTTCTTTTCGCTGGCGGTTATACAGAATATCGCCATAATCAACCCAGACATTCTC